TTAGAACTTGGTGCAAAAATAAAATTAGAAAAACCTGATAGATTATCCGAAGCTTCCTTTTGCGGAATGATTTTCGATGAAAACGTCCTAGATAATGTTTGTGATCCGATGGAGTCGCTCTTATCATATGGATATACCACTCGACAATATCGATTTTCCAATAGACAAGCACATGATGAACTCTTGCGTGCAAAATCTTTATCCCTATTGTATCAATACCCAGGCTGCCCGATCCTGAAAAATCTGGCCCTCTTTGGTTTACGTTGTACTCAGCATGTTAGCATTGACGACATGAAGACTCGCATGTCTAAAAGCAATATATGCCAGTATGAACGTGATGAATGGTTAGAAGCCTCATCATTTTACAAAGATAACAACATATTCGACCGTGAAATACATCCTCTTACGAGGTTGCTCGTTGAGCGTAAATTTCAAATTCCTGTAAATCTCCAAATTCAGGTCGAAGAATATTTGGACAATTTAAAAGAATTGCAACCACTCTACATTCCAGAGCTACTTCCTTATGCTCCTCCGGATGCGGTTGATTTTTACCATCGTTTCGGTGTTGACATGGAACGACCTAAGACAAATCAGGATTTTGACTTCTTCCACGTGCAAACTGCGAAGAAGATCAAAGTCTTTTCGAATCGTCTTTTGTTTACGATGCAGTAGCATCTCTTTTATAACGTGTACTTTATGTATTTAACAAAGCCCCGATCAACAGGCAATAACAATTCCCCCCAATTGTTAATCATTATATATTTAATCAATGCAAAAAGCAGTTAGTGCTGAAAACAAGATAGATAAAATAGCCATGGTGGAAGGCTGTTCCGAAAGCGGAGCAAATTTCATCAAAACGGGACTGGACCCTTTTTCAGATATGGGTATCGACTGTAGTGGATATCCCGACAAGTACAATGGTAAGAGTGTTGTACAACGTCTTAAACGTGAGTATATGATTACCTGTCCTGCATCAGTTGTTGCTGGTACATGGGATGCAAATATTTACAACTCGAACACTTTGACTTCGAACTATGTTGGCGACACACTCCGTATGGGTGGCGACACATATGCTTATTCAGGTCAAACTGGCTTCACAAATAAAGGTGGATTAGAAGTACGTACTGGTGCAACTGGGTTGCCTATGCGTACTGACAATGTTATTTCTGCCGCCTCTCTTGCTTTATGCGTCCCCAACAATTTTTATGATGGAGGGAGTACGCGAGTGATTGCACAGGCTTTTGAAG